GCCACGTACTGGGCATGCATCGCCCGCAGATACTGGCGGTACTTGACCAGCCACAATTTGGTTCGGCCAATGCCCCAGCCCACCTTTCGATTGCGCCAGTAGTTCATCGTCAGCCCCGGCGCGTAGTCGTACGGGACCCCGAACGGGTAGCGATGCTTGAACTGCTTGACGATGTACCCCGTCGGCTCCTGGCTATGGTTGCGGCCGACGACCGCGTAGCTCACGTAGGTGCGGTCCCAGTGCTCGAGGAAGGACACTTTCGTCAGCGGGTTGCGCGTGTGGTCGGTGCCCGACATCGGCTCGCCGAGTTCCTCGGGCACGATGTTGCCGTCCGTATCGCGACTCAGTCGGTACTTTCTGAACGCCGAGCGCATCGTCATCTCGCTGACCTCGAGGACCTCGTCGAGCACCCCGCCTGAGCGTTGCGGATAGATGTTCCGCGGGTCGACGTACAGCCACGCGAAGGGCGGCCCGGCCTTCTTCTTGGCGTCCTCGGTCAGCTTGTCGTACTGCTGCCACGCGTCGCCCGAGTCGCTCGAGGTGGGTGACGGGATCGCGTAGCGGTGCTGCCACAGGTCGCCCGCCCACAGCAGTTTGCTCCACGCGCCGCCATCGTTCAGGCACGCGTCGGTGACCTGCGTCATCGTGTCCATGCCGGGCTCGCGCGTGCCGCACTGCCAGAGCGTCTCCTCCGTCCAGTGCTCGAGCTTCGACGCCACGGTCTGCGCCGTGTCGCCCTCGCCGCCGACGATGCTGAGCTTGGGGCGCTCGAGCGTCAGGATGGCGGTCTGCTGGAAGGCTTCCTCGGTGATGTCGGGGTCGCGCGGGTCGACCGACACCATCTGGTACGCCGGATCGGTGCCCTGCATGGCTGGCACGCGCATCTCGCGGACCGCGCGCATCTCGTCGATGTCGTCGTCCTGGGTCTTGTACGAGTCCTGGAGCTCGGTCTGCAGCGCCAGCAGGTAGGTACTGTCCGGGGCCTTCAGGTCGCGCTCGCGGTCGATGGCCACGCGGCGAGTGTACTACTGGGTTGCAACGGGTACTGGGTCGGGCCGGCTAGCGGTGCATTCTGCCCCAGTGGACCCTTAGACCGCTCGGGGTACAGCACCTCCCGCACTGCGGACACGGGACCTTCACCGCCACCGGCGCGTTGATGACGACTGCCGCTTGCTGCGCCAGATACGCCTCGACCCAAGACGCTGGGACCAGGCGCCGATCCCCAATCCTCAAGCTTCCGACCTCGCCTGATCGAACAAGCTTCCACGCCATGAATCGACTGACGTTCAGCCGCTGCGCGAGGTCGGGCCAGACATTCATCAATGGCTCCCCGGGCTTGATTGGCAATGGTCGCTTTTTCATCAGTGCTCGAGTGCGTAGCTGCTGCGCCGCGCGTGCCCGTTGCGCTGCCCGAAGCCATACGTCGACCGTGCCGGCGGACCCTGCTCGCGCTGCGCTCCGAGATACGCCAGTCCCAACGCGATGACCGTGTCGTCATGCTGCCCCGGCGGTGCGCCGTAGCGGATCATCCCCGACGGCAGCACACTCGCCTCGTAGCCGAGCAGCTCGGCCGTCTGCACCGGATCGTCGAGCAGCGTCAGGTCGCCCCGCTCGATCGCCAGCCCGAGAGCCTGCACGAGCGCCGCCTTGCTGGCATTGGTCGCGTCCCAGGCCCACACCGGCAGTGCCCGCCGCGGCTCATCGAGTAACCGCGCGTAACCGGTCTGTAATCGTTCGACGAGCGGCCGGCCCATGCTGTTCTGCTCGGCCACCACCAGGACCGGGTGGTACGCGTCGCACCAGCGGTGCAGGCGTTCGGTCTGCAGCTCGTAGTCAATCTCACTGAAGCGATCGAGGGCGACCTGCTCGAGTGTGCTGGCATCAATCACGGAGATTGCCGTGAAGTCATTGACCCGCCCCCAGTCGACACCGATCACGTACTGGTGCCCGCGCTGCGGCGGCGTGGGCTCAAGCCGCGCGACCGCGGTGACGCCGCGGAACACCCCGCCGCCCTCGATTTGCAGAAAGGCGGCCTCGTACTCCTGGCTCCAGGCCCGCTCGGGCAGCTCGAGTTTCGCCGCAGCGAGCTCGCTAGCCTGAATGAACGGGTTCACGCTGGTCGGCATCTGCCACGACGCCCACTCGGTCTGGAGCGGGTCCTGGCCCTGCTGGTACAGCGACCAGAAGTCGTTGAGGCCGCGCGGCGTGGACATGAACCACGCGCCGCCGGCGAGATCGGTCAGCGTCGGCCGTAGCGCGAGCTGCCAGATCTCGAGCAGGTCGCGAACCATCGCCGCCTCGTCGAGCACGATCAGCCCGTAGCGCCGCCCGCGGGCCGGGTTCGGATCGTCGAGCGACCAGCATTCGACCACCCCGCCACTGATCAGCTCGAGCCGGTGATCCTGCTCGGACTTGGTGCGGGTCACGGGCTCGAGGACGGTGCGAATGTCGCGCCAGAACTCGGCTAAAAGTTTGTACGTCGGCGCGAAATAACCCGCGGGGTTGCCGTGCAGCGCGGTGTTAGCGAGCAGGTCCTGGGCGAGCGTCGACTTGCCCGCGCGCCGGCCGAGGGCGACGACGTTGAACCGTTTCGCCTCGGCTTTGATCCGCGCCTGGGTCGGGTGCGGCTGCGGTAAGCGGATGCGAACGGCGGTCGTCATCGGTGCTCGCGGAGCCAGGCCCGGATTTCGGCCAGCGACTGCCGCTTCAATTCGCGCACGGCGTACTCCCCGGTCGCGTGCGGCCCGATGTCACACGACGCCACGTAGGCCTCAAAAGCGCACGCGTAGAGTGTCCGACAGGCACGGCAGATGGCCTGGTCGGGGGGCGTGTGGCAACAATCCGTCGACCGGGGCCAGAGTGGTTCACGGCGCATGCTCCGGCAACTCCAGCGCACGAGCCACGTACTCGATCTCGATGATTGTGCGACCGTCCGACTGGATCTTCTCGGTGGCCTTGTAGCCGGCGCGGTCGAGGATGTCGCGGGCCGCGGCGAGCGCGAGCTGCGGGTTGGCATCGTCGGCGATCGTTTTCTGGATGCGATTCAGCGACGGGTCGACCAGGTCGCGAATGCGTTGCTCGGCGCTGCGTTTGACTTGCGGCGCAGAGCCACCATGGACTGTACACACCACGGCCCCCCGGATCGCCAGCCCGAGACACGGCTCGCCGTCGGTGCGATGGGCGGTACACGTCCGCCGGCCATCGGCGCGACGACTGACCGGTGTTACTGACTGATGGGTCATCAGTTACGCCGGGCCGCGACTTGCTTGCTCAGCGCGAGCGTCGTGCAGCGGATAGCTTGCGTCGCCCACCGCGCCACGACCGCAAGCGGCGCCCCGGCGGTCCGTAACTGGCGCACTTCGTCGACCTGCCACGGGTGATGCTGCGGGCGGATAGACGGCGGGGTGACGCGCACGGTGGCGAGCCAGTTCGTCATGACTGCCGCTCGCGAACCCGCTCAATGAACGTCTGCGCATGGCTGTTGTGGGGGATCAGTGGGTCGTCGCCGTGCTGCCGCTCGTGCAGCGCGGTGATCAACGCCCGGGCAATATCCAGATCGAGCTGACTGAGCTCGAGGGCGAACTGCACGCCCATCCCCAAGCTGACGAAGGCGACCTGGTCGTGGCCGCGGTCAGCGGTCTCCTCGACGATGCCGGTGACGTTGGCCTGCAGGTACTCGCGGAACGTCGCGAGCAGGATGCGATCGAGGTCGGTCAGCATGACGTCAGGACCTCCTGGGGCGGCGCATGAGCCGCTCGAGCACGAGCTCGTGGAGCATGAGCGAGCGTTGATTGACGAGACTTTCACGGCGAATCAGCGTGGCGTCGGAAAGCTCCCAGCGGCCGTGGAAGCGATGCGCCCGGGCCGTTTGGTCGAGGGCCACGATCCACAGCGCCAGGGTGTGCGCATCGGCGTCGAGCTGGGTGACGCGCTGCTCGCCGAGCATGGCTTCCTGGCCGAGCGCCGCGGTGGTCATCGGGGCACCCGGCTGAGCGTCAGAGTGACGAAATCCTGTTCGATCTGACGGCACGCGGTGCAGTCCGAGTGGAAGTGCCCGGTGTGCTCCGGGCACCACAATTCGTACTCGTCCTGGGGGCTAATCGGGGTCGGTTCGCCGTGTGGCTGATCTCGTCGTCGTCCCCGTCGGGAGGACCATCGCCCCCCCTGCTCGTCAGGGGGGGCCCGGGGGGGTTCCGGGTCCGGGTCCGGGACCGGGTTAACCGGGTCCGGGTACGGGGTTGAAGTTTTGCTTGAGTTTTGCTTGAGTTTTGCTTGCCCATTTGCTCCAGCTTTTGCTTGAGCACTTGCTCGACCACCGGCCGCCCCCGCCTCGGCCCGGGCGGCCCGTTTGGCGAGGACCTCGACGCGCGACGGTTGATACTCCAGGTAGTCATGGATGTCGTAGGCACCGTCGGCTTGCGCGTGCCAGCGGCCAACCTCAACCAGCTCCGCAGCCGGGCGGACCCAGCGGACGATGCCGACCTGGGCGGCGACGGTGATGACGTCGGCCCGCGTCAGGTGACCGTCGCGCAACTCGCGCGCACTGTAAATGATGCTGGCGAGGTCGAGCAGGCGCGGCAGCGGACCGAGGGTGACGACCTTGGGATTGGACAAATAGTCATCGGCGAATCTGACCCACGGCATAGGCTTTACGCTGCTCCCAGCACCCGCTGAATTTCGGGCCAATCCGACGGGCGCCATACATACACATCATCACCGCACGCGCGGAGATCCTCGATCCAGCCCTTTTGGTCAGTCGTCAGCCGGCCGTGTTGACTCTTGAGTTCGGCCCAGACCTTCCGCGGTGGGCGTAGCAGCAGTAAATCCGGTAGGCCCGGCGCGGAGCCCATCGAATCAAGCGTGTGGTATCGCCGCCGCCAACCCAGATAGCGCGCGAGATTCATAACCCGCTGCTGGAAGTGCGCCTCGCTCTCGTCGCCGATCAGCTCCCGCGGTGCGCGCGCAGTGGTCATCCGGCTAAGGACACTTTCCGGCGCACGCGGCGTTGCACCGCGGCCGCTGTCGGCACACCCGTGATCACGTCGAGCCGCTCCTGCGGCAGTCCCGTCACATCCGCCAGAAACACGCTCTCGACGCCGCGCAGCCGCGCGATCGCGTGCATGATGGCGTTAGCGTCAATGGGCCACAGTCCCGGCTCACACTTCACCAACAGGTAGGGACGATCCTCCACTAGCGCCGCCGGCTCCCCGTTTCCAGCTCCAGCGGCAGTGACTGCTGCGCCGCGGTCAGGTCGACGACGAGGTCCTGGCCGAGATGCTCGAACAGCCAGGCCGGCTCGACCAGGCCGGCCTCGAGCGACAGCTTCATCTCGCCGGGCTTGCCGACGACCTGCACCAGGGTGGCGTTGAATTGCATGCACTCAATCCTTTCGCCCGGGCCGGTCGCGACAGGTCCGCCAATGGGACGTGCCGGTCCGCGTACCGTCGGGCATGATGTCGAAGGGGCAGCGGCGGGCGTTGGCGACAGTGGTGCCCCACCAGATCGGCGCCTGGCACAGGCGCTGGCGGCAGCGCGCGGTGGGGGCGTCATGCGGCTCGAGGATGCGGATGGCATCGCTCGGGTAGGCCGCCCAGGTCTGCTCGCGCGGCGGCTCGGTCCGCAGCGTCATATGAGCGCCTCCTGCGGCCGCGCCTCCCCGACCAGCTCATCCTCGACAACCTTGATGCGGGCTCGCGCAGTCTCATTCCACTCGCGAATCGCGTCGTCGTCCGCCCGCGTACTGAGCGTCGGCAAATCGAGGATGCCGAGCTCTACCGCCTTCCGCTGCAGCTCCTGGTTGTCGCTCCACAGCCCGCTGCGCGCGGGAGCCGGGGGAGACGCGACCCCCCCCGGCCCTGACTCCGCTGGCTCGGTGACGGCCGCGGATTGCGCAGGTCCTCGCGCGTGCTCGAGCGTGTCAGCATTCAGGATCGCGACGAGCTCCTGCAGCTTGGCCTCGACCTCCACAGTGGTGGCCCCGCGGCGCAGCTTCCACTCGGATGGATCGACCAGGCCGCGCTCGTCGGCCGTCTTGAGCCGATCGTAGTACCGGCCGCGGAGCGTCTCGTCGGCTAGCTGCGGCGCGGGTGCCGGGAGCTCGCCGGTCTGGCCGAAGAACTCGTCGTACAGCTGCGCCTTCGCGGCATCGCTGAGGCCGTTGGTGACGCTGGTCCGCGGCGGCGGCTCCTCGGCGGCCGCCTCCTCGGGCTCGTGGTCGCCGATGCCACCAAGCACGCTCGGGAAGGCTTTGCGCAGCGCCAGCCGCTCGGCCGCCGTCGCCAGCATGCGCTTCGGCCACTGCCGCCACATCCGCCCGCGCCCGCTGATCCCCGGATAGGACTCGTCCATGTGGGCGGTCGCCTCGAAGGCGCACTTGCGGTCGCCGACCATCGCCCACACGGTGACCAGGCACTCCGCGGGGACGATCTTCTTGCCACCCTCGATCGGCATCTCCCACGTGCCGCGATAGACGGGATCGCTTGAGCCGGCGTACTTGCCGGTCTGATACGCGATCGATCGCAGGCCGTCGATGCTGGTTGTCAG